TATATTGATGCTGTCAGGTCAATTAAAGATTTATTTCCAGAAAGAAAACCTTTGAATAGGGTGCTATAATAATAATGCACACTGATTAAAATTGGACAACACTAACCCGATGATTTATTAATTGTTGGGTTTTTTATTGGTGAAGATATTGGGTTTGTATTATAATATTAAAATGCAATGGTAACTAATATTATTATGTATGCAAATCAAATTATTCATGGCGATTGTTTTGAGGTTTTAAAGAATATTCCTGATAAGTCGATTGATGCTGTGATAACCGATCCACCCTACGGAATTGGGTTGGCAAAATGGGATACTGTTGTGGATATCCCATTATTTACTAAAGAGGTTAAACGGGTTTCTAATGGGTTTTATGCCTTCTTTGGTCAGATGCCAACTATGGTTAATTGGATTAATGAAGCTAATAATGAGAAATTGCATTACTGTGAGCATATATCATGGATTAAGAGAATGGAAATGCCGTGTTTTCCTAGGCTAAAAAGGAAGCACGAAAGTATAATTCTTTATTCTAAAGACTCAACTATAAAATATTTTAAAAATACAGGAAAATATGAAGATGTAAAAATCCCTGGGTTAATGTTTGATGTCATTACTATTCAGGCTATACAGAGGATGATCAGTGACCTGAAAACAGGAGTAGTTAGCAGGATTTCGTCTTGCAACTTTCAAGGACAATTTTCGAGTGAGAAAAGAAAACTCGGAAAAAGTCACAACCGATTGATTCCAGAGGATGTAGACTTCACTAATGTTTGGTCATTCTTGCCACCCGTTTATCAACCTGGGAGAAGTCAAAAACAATCCTATGTACACCCAACAGAAAAGCCATTAGAGATAATGAAGCGGTTAGTTGAAATGCTAACACCGGAAGGTGGAACAGTTTTAGATCCGTTTTGTGGTAGTGGTACAACGGCGGTGGCTTGCAAAGAATTGGGGCGTAATTATATTTGTATTGAGAAAGAGAAAGAATATTTTGATATTGCTTGCGATCGCATCTCCCAACCCAGGGAATATTCAGAAACAGAATTAGAAATTATGGAGCTAAAGCAACCGGAATTTAAGCAATTAAGTTTGTTTGACGTGGCTTAAATTACTGCTAAAATAAGGTAAAGTAATTGTTTAAACAGGGTAACATGGCAAAGCAAGATAAAGCAGAACAAAAAGAGGTTGAAACGTTTGAAAACAGAAAAAGTCAGTTTCAGTCTTGGCTAAAGAACAATCCAGATAATAGCGATTCTCAGCTATTCACAAGAATATCTATTGCAGTTCTTGATGCTCTCGAATACATGACAGCAAAATACAGTTATAGAAATGGAGAGATTGATTTTGATTTTGAGACAATGGACGCATTACACAGCCATGACTACATTCTTAAAACACTAGAAAGGGTTGCATTATTTACGGCTTTTTTCCTAAAGATAACAATCAAAGACTTCAGAATTATTCAAAACAATGAAACGTTAAGCAACGTCATTTGTTGGTTTGAAAGTGTGGATGCCTACGACTACGATAATTACGATCAGTTAACCGGAATTTAAGCAATTAAGTTTGTTTGACGTAGCTTAATTAACAGACAAACTAATAAAATATTGATATAATTAATAACAGAAATGCTCCTCGCGGTGTTAGTCGCACCCAAGAGCCGTAACCATTACATGGAAAATAGTCACATGGATAATATTAGCAAAGTATTGGTAAAATCCGTTCACTTAGGCGGTGGCATTGTCTTAGAAGGTCATCAGTACCCAAGTGGAGAATTTGGTCTGTCCATCACGTCGGCATCTACTTCCCTGGGATTTTCAAGGGAATGGTTGGGGAGAGCTATAGACAGAAGTGGCAACACCTTCAAAGCCTTATGTAGTGCGGGTTTTAGTGGTATTTCCGAGAAAGTGGCAACACCTTCAAATGGTGGGGAACAGGTTTCTCGCAGTATCTTGTTAAAGGATTTCAATAGATTAATCCTGTACGCTGCAAGCAAAGGAAATCCAGAAGCCGTCGCCCTTGCGGACGCACTGCTTTCAATGAGCTTAACGGATCTATTTCGAGATACCTTTGGGGAGCGCCCCTTAACTCTGGATGAAAAACGGGCTGCTTTTTACAGGTCTTACGCCGCGACTATCAATTGGCTCGAAGAAGATAGACAGGAATGGCGAGTCATTGAGGAACAAGAGGCGTTTATATTGAGTATGAGCTAATCAAAAAATAACCCTCTAAATATTTAGAGGGGTTAATCCCATGAGTAAACATTAATAAAAAATGACTACACCAACGGATAGATACGCATCCGCACTAAAAGAACTCTCCTCACTCCTTGGGGGTCAAATAGCCTATCACTTTCCTGATTATCAGGCAATATTAGATAACGTGCAGCCACGGGGTACAAGAGCCCTTTTTAGACAGCAAACTCGTTTAATGGCTGTTGTAGAAGGGGTTGCCATTATAAAGATCGGTAACTCTGCTATAAAAGAACTAGCCTCTACTCATCGCCATTCAAACGCATTGACTGAAGCGTTTAAGTCTTATTATGGTGGCGAGGGCATGAGCCTTGTTTTTATTTGTGACGACGACATTATAAAACCACCGCCACCGCCAAGAGACAAGAATGGACAGGCAAGTATTTTTGACATCCTGGAAAGTGAGTATTTTAAGAGTTCACCAAAAGGAGGCATTCTTACCAATCCCAAGCCAACTAAATAAAAATACCCCTCTAAATATTTAGAGGGGTTAAACCTAAATAAACACAAATTAAAACTTGCGAAGTTTTAACTTAATTTGTTGGCGAGCATAACACCAACAATTCCGCATAGTAAACAAACCAACAGGGTTAAAAAATAAGTCATGTCTCTACCTTTGTGTTGTTGATATCCCTTTTCGGGAATGCGATCGCACGGAGTCGAACCGTGCTAGGAGCTAACCTGCGATCGCTCAAACATATTCTAGGATCGCCCCATCGGGGAAATCCGAATACATCTCAGCCTCCTTAGCGAAAGCTAGAAAATCCTTGTGTATAAATACGTCAGTACCATTAAAGGTACTCAGGACGTACCCAGCTTCTGCTAACTGGTTACGATAAGCCCCGACCGCCTTTTTGTAGTCGGCGCTAATTTTCAACCCCTTTGCTAGTGTCATGTCTCTACCTTTGTGTTGTTTAAATCCCTTTCGGGAATGCGACCACTGGGAATCGAACCCAGTCAGGGGCCTGCGGTCGCTGTCTTAGTCAACAAGATCGCACTTTGCTGTCATCTTGTTTCCGCAGGGAAAATCCGCACAAACGGATTGATATAGCGGGTTTTTAGTCCCAAAGGCTTTGGTCACGGTTCCCTGTCCATAGACAGGGTGATTGATAATGTCCCCGACTTTCAATAAACCCGTCGAGGGTTTATTTAAATCCTCCAGGTATTTTTCAATAACCTTGATTGCTTCTGTGTAAAAATGCTCCCGTTGGGGAGTGTAGACCTTCTCCACTTTTTCGGTAGGCAAGTCTAAGACGGCCAAATCCGCCACAGTATATTCCGTGACTTCCCCATAGCCCGTTTCATAGGCGATGGTAGTGGCACTGGGAAACTTGGGTTTTCCCTCAATAACTTCCCCAAATTGGTTCACGGCTTTAGTTGCCGTGTAGGTGACTAAAACCTCGTATTCATCAGCCACAAAATGGGCTTTGGGGCTAGGGGTTTCACCCCATTGAGAATTGCCTCCCCGCATCCCATCAGGGGATTCTTTGCGACGGGTGGGGCGGGCGGTTTTTTGGTAACTACCGTGTAGTTTTTCGCAGGAAACGGATTCCTGTTTTTGTTCGTGGGTGACAACCCATTCTAGGGGTGTCACCTTAACTGAATTTGGTAACGGGGTGACGCTACCAATGGAGTCGCCGTCTTTCCAGACGTTTCCTCTGTTGTCAACGTGACATCCCTTTGTAGGGAGTTTTAGGGCATCACACCCCAAAACCGCATTCCATTTCCACTCAGGGGTTTTTGGAGCTTTGGCGGTTTTGGCGGTTTTGGTTGCGACTGTCATGGCGTTATGTCCTCTGTGCGTTTACAAATTCTATAATATACGCATACTTTAGAAATTGTCAACCTTTTTTTAAAAAAATTTTATAAAAGGCTTGTAAGTCTTGTGGGGCAATCGCTCCACGGGATAGGCGTTCAACGAACTCACTCCTGGACACTCCCAAGAGCGCAGCTAATTTATCAAGCCGTTGCCACGCCGTGTCGGTCAAACTCAGATTGTGAGGCTTTTTCTTTTCCCCATAGTCGGGGACTCTGTTTATATAGTCGCGCATTGTGCCATCTCCTGCTGTATTTATATATTTCTATACTATACGCATTGGCAAATTAAATCCATTATCAGGAGCAATTGGCAACAGGTAAATCAAAAAAATATTTTGATTCTGTATTAAAGAGATATAAAAATCAAAATATTTTTTGATATAATCTATGTGTTGATATTCTTATAACAACGGAAATGGAACCAACACAGCTAACAATGGAGCAAGAATTTAAACTTGCGACAATTAAACGTAATGTGGATATATTGACATTGGAGGAAGCTAGAGAATATATAATTGAATTAATAAGGCAAGGTATGATTAAAGATGATTTGATTAAAAATTGGATGAGGATGAAATGAGTAAATTGATTGCTTTTGAAGGGATTGACCGCAGTGGGAAAACAACCCAAATTAGAAAACTTTGCGACCATTTCACGGCGTTAAAGTTAAAGTTCTACATCACAAGAGAACCCTGTGATTATGACGTTCGGTTTGAATTAAAGAATGGGCTTTTGACACCGGAGCAGCAGCTTAAATTAATCCTGAAGGATAGGATTAAACACAATCCCACGATTAAATATTTGTTAGAAGATTCTGATTTGGTATTGTGCGATCGATACACGGATTCAACTCTTGCTTATCAGGGGTATGGGCACGGGCTTAATTTAGATAATTTAAGGAAGCTAAATCACGAGGCGACGGGGGGAATTGATCCCGATATGGTGATTTTGTTCGATTGTCCTGTTGAGGTGGCGGTGCGCCGCGATCTCGACAAACCTCTGGACAAGGTTGAAAGAGACTTACTTTTTTTAGATCGGGTTCGGTTTGGATATCTTGAATTGGCGAGGGAGAATAACTGGATTGTGATTAACGCAACGCAAACAACTACGCGAATGTTTCAGGAAATATCTGGCATTCTGATGGGGATTATTCCTGTCCCTGTGATTAGATAAACAGCAAAAAACCAGGGAATATAAACCCCTGGTTAGTTTTAAGTTGAATTAGAGGTCTTTTAATTCCATTCCTCTAACTCTAATTCTTCCCCTACAAATTCAGGGAATTGGTTATGAAATCTTGTCAAAGCCTCTAACTCATTCAAGGCTTCTAAATAATACCCTTGACGGTCTTTTCTGTCGGGTGCGGTTTTGATTCGGGTGATGCGATATAGCATAATTTGTTCTCCTGCTTTACTTCTTGGAGGGAGGGTAAGACCTCCCATGAAATCAATATTCGTCTTGATCAAACTCTGGGCAGTTCATACTCATGAACTCAGTAAGATCAAATCCTTCCCACTCGCCCGTCAAATCGTTGTCATCTCGGTACTTTATGGGAGCGATAGACCACTCAGAGGATGACAAGTACAACGCGGCTGACTTATCCCCGTTCCACTCAAGGGGGAACCAGGTGACATTCTGATTTTGCTTCGCACTCAAGAATTTAATCTTGAAGATGGCAAGCTGATCATGAATCTGAATCAGTTGCTTATAACGTCCCTGCGGTAACTCAACTTTACCTTTTTTTAGCAGAGAATCAATGGGATGTTTAACTACTTCGGGACTGGGTTCGGGTTTTAGGTCGTGAGCATCGGGGTCAACTACTTTACTGAAAACTTTATTGAGTTCTCCCAATAATCCAAAAAACTCTTTAGCTTCTGACCGTGTTAATGGCCCTAGTGATTCAGCTAAACTTAGTGTCAGTTCTAAAGATTGCTTGACCTGTTTTTTGCTTGACATGGTATACTCCTCTTAAATGATTGACTTGAGAGCAAGTAGGGTGGCTGCCTTACTTGCTTAACTTTTACGCCGCCCAACTATCACTTACTTCCTTCTTCATAGCGATCGCTTCATTCTTGAGTTGGATGTAGTCGGGATCAGATTCCGCTTCCGCAGCTTCCGAAGTCCAGATATCTACATCAACGGCTTCTAATGCTTTTTGTTTGCACTCTTTTAATGTTTTGTAACCCAGGATGCCATTAAGCTCCCAGCTATTCCACTCCTCAGAGGAGCTAAAAAACCATCCGTCATCATCCTTTTCAATTGTGATCGTGGCAGTAACGTTATCGTAGGAGTTGTCGGCGTAGGCTTTTTTGTATTGAGCCTCCCAGATACCCGGATGCTTGGGTTCTGGTTTGTGCCATTTGAGCTTGGTCGGTTCGGTTTGAGTGGTCATTGGTTTGTCTCCTGTTTGTTGTGGTGATTTAGTAGTTACATGATGTGTGGTGATACAGGCTTACGTTTTCGCTGTCATAGTATTTTGAGGCGATCGCATCTACATCTTCGGGTTTAGGATTGCCAAACCAGGTAATGTGAATAGGGTCTTCCCGCCGCGAAGACAACGAGAAATTAGGGGCTTTTTTGACTTGAAACTGAATACCAGGATAAGCATTCTTTAAATTGCGGCGGATTGCTTTGATTGCGTCGGCGGTCGGAAGTGTCATTTTCATCGTCTTACTCGCTTAATTTTTAACCTTCTACTTTTATAACTGTACCCCACTTATCCCAAAAGGTCAACCCCCTCCCCCGACTTTTTTGTAAAGAATTATATCGCCACGGGTGATCGCCTCCAGAAATTCTGTCCATGCGGGTTCCGCCGACTCCTGCCTCCAATACCGATAACCCATGCCAACAACTAGGGCTTTCAACTTCTCCCTATCTTCTGGCTTGAGTCTAGCTTTGATTTCTTGCCTGTGTTCGTGGGGTCTCATAAAAAATATCCTATATAACTATTCCCCAGTTTATAACAGATTATGGAATTTATTCGTCATCTGGGAGCAATACTGGTAAAGATGGTCGGTGGATCACGCTCCCGGCGTAATTATTGTAAATAGTTTCAATCCTATTCCCTGCGAGTTCCGCCATTTCAGCAGGGCTTTTCCCTTGTGATAACCCGTGAGAAATTAGAGTATGGCGACAGTTCCCGGGCTTTCTATATTCCACACCAACCTTAGCTAAAACCTGTTTCCAAGCCCGATTCCTGAAGTTGTGGGAATCAATTGGCAATCCAGTCAAGGAGACGAAAACCGGAGCCTCCGGGTCGGGGTCAATCGGACGGATTGCTTTGAGAATATTTTGAAGGCGAGGGGGAAGTGGAATTAAGCGATCGCGATTAGTTTTAGTCGATTTCCTTTGACCGGATACCGTTAATTTGCAGCTAATTAAAACCTCGTTACAGTCTTCTGATATATGTTTCCACTGTAGCCCGTTTGCTTCCCCCTGTCGACAACCTGTACCCAGTAAAAACTCAACATAAGGGAGAAAATGGGAATAATATTGATCTGTTGCAAACCCTTCTAAAATCCGTTTAATTTCCTCAATCGAGAAAGGTTTTAATCTTCTTTTTGGGGGAACTTTTACCGACACTTCAGTCCAGGGATTATTCTCAACTAATTGACGCTTAATCCCCCACTGATAAGCCGCGTTCAAGAATACAATCCTCTCCCTAACTGTGGCGGGTTCGTTGTGTTGTAGCAGCCAATCACGAAAGCCAAAAGCGGATTTTTCGGTTAAATTATTGTTACCAAAATATTCTCGGATTCTAGGCAAGAAATGATTGTATTTATAAAGCGTTTCTGATTCAATCTGTTGTTGCTTGTAATTCAAATACCGTTCAACTAATCCGACAACTGAAACCGTCGCCTGTTTAACTTCCATTTCTGATTGTGGCTTGTACTTGGTTAGGGAACTATCAAAGTTTCCCGTGGCGCAGTCCCCTTGAATCTGCAAAGCCAACCGTTGTGCCACCATCTGATTTAGGGGGTTATCCTCCAATCCTAAGCTCAAAAAATATCTTTTGCCCTGGTGACTCCAAACCAGCCGGAGCCACCCCACCCCCGCAGAACTGATGGTAGTTTTGACCTGTACGCTTCCCTTGGGTGCTTTCTTCTGAGTCACAATTGATGATCAATAATCAGTCTAATCTTGTCTAATTTTGTCTAATCTTGTCTAATAGAAGATTATCAACCATCAGACGGGAAAAAGCCAGACCCTTTATAGAATCTGGCTTTTGCGTCTATCGGAGCGACAGGATTTGAACCTGCGACCCCTACCACCCCAAGGTATATTCAATGTAGTCAAACCCTTTTATCGCGGGGTTTTTGGGTGTTTGGGTACTTGAGATCCCAATTGTTGATCAATTAATCCCAATTTTTCAAGACTTCAGGGCAATCATCCCAACAATTACCCCAATCAGATAATTCTGTATAGGTTTTATCTAGCTTAACCAAGACGGTTTGACCATTATCGGTGTAGTAGCCATAGCGGTCATTTTTCATATCAAATAAGACTCCGACCTGTTTACTGTTGCCAGTACCTATGACTTCCCAATCAACAACGTCAATACCAAAACCCAAAGCGTCAAATTCATCAACGCGATTTAATACCAATTCAATAGCTTCGGGTTCAAAATTATCGGTTTGAGATACCAAGTCTTTCAATGTTAGTGCGTTCATGTTTTTTGTCCCAATGGTTTTAACTTCTTAATCAAAAGCCCCTGATTCCCAATATTGTTTCGCAGCTTCCCACTGTTCGGCGGTTGCCGCGATGTGAACCTGATGCCCAATATCTGCGAGCTTGCCTTTGTGATGATTGACGAGAACCCCATTCAAAGACACTCCCTCAACTTGTTTTAAGCCCAAGCTATTGATCAGGGCATCCATAGTTTCTAGGGTTTTTAACCCGAATCCGTGGGGGTCGTATTTCAATGTATTGGGAACCTGGGGAGACTCCCCGTCATATTTCCAATAGCGGGCGTGTAACATATAAACCTCTTTAATTAATTAGTCAATTAAATCGTCTGTTTTGACCCTGCTGATTGCAACAGGCAACGATCCCTGCTTTGTCAATCCTCAATAATCTGAGGATTGATTTTTTGCGGGTAAGAATTTCTTTAAATTCCGATTGGTCAAAATCGGAATACCAAGGTTGGCACTCGTCAATCAAGGTATGTAATTTCTTTAAAACCTGGGTCATATTTTCCCAGGCGATTTTTTCGCAAAAATCGCGGTTTTCGATCCAGAACTTCGCGGAGACCGCAATCCCCACCGCTTTTTTAATTCTGATTTCTCCTTCCCCCGGCTCCCCACCGAGAGAAGAATAATATTCAGCAAAATCACGGCGGAGTTTATCCGCCCACTGAATTTGTTTTTCCGACCCCACAAGGGGAGGGAAAAACCAGTCAATTTTTTGTCCTGGCATATCCCAAATTGTTAACTGTTTTGGAGTCTCTACAACCGCCACCGCTTTCAGGGATTCCAACCGCCCCTCTAAAACAGTCAATTCAAAAGCCCACTTCCGAATTAGGTTTCGGACGCGGGGGAACTTGCTAATCAAGCTATTTAGTTGAGCGATTCTTTTAGAAAGTTGAGTGACAGTGGTTGTGGAGTTTTTCATATTCAGCCCGATTTATCGGCGGCGACCCTGTTTTGTTTGTAAAGTGCCGTCTTTCCGGCTGCCAGCCCACCCCCGCTTTCAAAGTTCGATCTTTTCAGTTTGCTACTTCTTTGGGTGATTTTCGCTTCAGTAGCCTAGCCATACAAAATCTTGTACACTTAATTTATACTCCCAATTTTAAAATATGTCAACCCCTAGAAAGAAAAAACTTTTTAAACCCAGAATCAAGCTACAGGTATGGCTTTCAGAGATTGAGAGGGAAAGGCTAGAGGCGATCGCATCCTCAAGAAATCTATCCCTCTCGGAATTGGTCAGATATTGGATTAATAATGGAGGGTGACGATCACTCCATCTTGAGTATCAAGTCAGTCAAGAAACAAGGCAATCATTAACGGCTGATCAGATATTCGATATCGGTGAAGTTGCAATCATGTATCAAATTAGTCAAGAAACAAGGCAATCATTAACTTCGTGACAAAAATTTGAAGTATCAAGTTAGTCAAAAACCAACACAATTGTTAACGAACCAATACAATCATTAAACAACACATTCGAGGCTCGAATAGGCATAACCATCAGCTTTCTGGAGTGGTTTCATGTATTTTGGATGAACACCATCTATCTTGTTTAAGGCAAATTTTGGAATTTGCCGGATCGCAATTCGACCATAATGGGTTCCCTTATTCTTTCCAGATGGAATCACAGCCTTAACATAATCCCCTGTTTTATACCCCATAAAACTCTTAATTCTTGCTTTATGGCATTTAGGAAAACCATACTTATCGGTTGTGACCCGTTGCCTTACCCCATGCCCTTTAGCTGATATTAATAAAGGTTTAACATCCTTAATAATCAGATTTTCGGGAGTAGAAGCACCAACGCAAGCCGCGTCAATCCAGTGAGCTTTAGGGAATTTTTGACGGCATCGGTTAAACTTAGTCCGTCCCCCCGTCCCAACTTCTACAGGTAAGCCAGTCTCCTTCAATCGGTTGTACAAACACCACCGAGTAGAGTTAACGGCGGCTGCATCTTTGAGAGGGGCTTTAACCCGTTTCAGGATTTTATTAAGCAATTCCTTCTTTTTAGAAAGGAAATCTTTAATGTCCTTAGCACCCTTTTTTTGATTGCATTTATGGCAAGCGATCGCCAAATTAGAAACCCGATTACTCCCCCCTTTGGATCTGGGTATCAAGTGTTCAATCTCTAATCTGGTATCAACAGCGCCACAGTAAACGCATTGACGGTCAAACTTCTCCAAAAGGTATTCCCGAACTTCATACCCCGCTAACTCCCCTTGCTGATACTCGACACCGGAAACTTCTGGATTCTCCATAATTTGAGTGTCGAACCGTACCAACTCTTGAGATATCGCAGAAATAGGAGCTAACTTTCTTAACCGATTAACCCAAGTGATCACATTTTCAACCCGTGACATTAGACTCGGAGCTAACCAACCCTTAACCCGTGTGCGATTAAGAAAACGGGGTTGGCGGTATCTGGTTTTTCTACCTCGGCGACCCCTTCTTAAACTGCGTCGGGATTCCAGTGCATTCTTGATCACCATGCCACGATGTTGAATATCGGCGCCCCAAACAACTTCACCCGTGCCGTCGTTTACCAAGGCAATGCCAGTAAATTTAGAACCAGGATCTATCTTTAGCCTCAAATCTTCAGTTGAAGATTTGAGAGCATATTTTAGGATGATTGTAAAAGGTTGATGCCGAAAAACTGCGGCTTTCTTTTGAGTTAAAAGAATCCTAGCTTTTGCGGGTGAGATTGGATTTAATGGACGCTTTTCGGTATCCATCACAAATACTTTAGACATTTAAAAATAACTCTTTCGAGCCTCCGATAAATCGGGTAATGTGTGCCTCGTCAATGTTATTGGGCGGTACTATCTAAGTGACACTGACTTAATTGCTGTACATCTGTTTAATCACTTAGTTATAGAGCTTGGAACTGGCAACGCATCCCAAGGTATGAACTTAAACACTTCCCAATAACGTAGCTCAGTAAAGAGCTTAGACTGGTTAACTATTTACCAACAAACTACATTGGTAAACCTTGATTCTTGACTGTTTTCATTATACACAAATAACGCAAAAAAAACAAGTTTATTTGTGTATTTTTAAAAGGTCAAGAGCAAAAGCAATCGTCAACCTTGATAACTTCGATCTCGACACAAAGGGCTTTTAATCGCTCATAAGCCACCACCGGATCGGCTTCAAAATCAACCGGACTAGATCCGTCCATCGGCAAGTCTGACACCGCCCCCAATGGCTCATAAGCCCTTGATTTATTATTCCAAAAAAATACTCGGTTAATATGTCGCTCTGCTGCTTCGGGGGTTTCCAAGAAACAATAGATCAACCCCGTAACAATTGCCTGCCGGACATCTGTTCTGAATCGCCGTTTGTCGAGCTTGACTGTCCACAATTCGGTCAATAGTTCCTCGTCGGTGGCAGCGTCGTACCAGAGACACTCACAAGAGAATGTGTGGAGGTCGTTGGCATGAATTTTTTGGGCGGGTTGAAATCCTTTTTTAGCGGGTTTGGTTTTGGCTTTAGTTGATGTTTTCATGGTTAGTTAATTGATTTTAAGATTGCTAAACCTAATTCTTTAGCCAATAACGGAGGCACGGCGTTTCCTATTATTTGTTGGCTTAAAGTTTTGGATTCTGGGAATTGATAGGAGTCGGGGAAAGTCTGAAGCCGTGCCGTCGCTTTCTGACTAATTCGTTTAATTTGGCTTCCCTGCACGATGTCCGCCCAGTGGGTATGCCGCCCCGATGCCATAGCTCGAATTGTTGGGCAGGGTTTGTTCTGCGGAGTCGGGAGAATATTCTTGATGCAAGCTCCCGCTCGGGGGATTAACAGGATAGGAGAATGCGAGTTAACATGACCACTCACAATAGTAAAACTTGGATCGTTTGACTCCCGAACTGTAGCCTGTCTAATGAGTTGTTTCCCAATATCAATCAAGGCTTTTTCTGGTAAATAACCCAATTCATTTAGTCGCTTAATCTGCCAGTCTGCAAGCTCACAGTCCTGCATTTCTGGGATTAAATCAGTAATAGCTTGATACCATCCCTTTCTAGGCTTTGATTCGGGAAAATATGGGAGGGGTTCTGAGTTTTTGACTGCCCACATGATTAATCGTTTCCGGTTCTGTGGAACCCCATAATCCGCCGCGTCAAGAATTAACCAATGGTAGCGATATCCACAATCAATTAGCGATCGCAATATCGCCTCAAATGTCGGCGATTTAGCATATCCTGGTACATTCTCAAGGATCACCCATCGAGGGTTTAATGTAGCTATATAGTCCCGACAATACAACCCCGCATCTTTGTCTTTATGGTCAGGAATATCACCACGCCGCGCCATTGAATATTGCTGACATGGGGGACTCATCCAAAGCAGATCAACCCGTTCCATGAGATGAGTGCGAATTTCACCGACGCAAGAATTAAATATTTTAGTATTAGGGAGATTTGCTTGGGCAACTTTAGCAATTTTAGGATCTCGCTCAACTCCCCAAATAGACTTAAATCCTGCTGACTCTAGGCCTAAATCTGCGCCACCACCGCCTGTAAATAATGTTGCAAATGTTAGCATTAGAAATCCTCCTCTTCCCACAGTTGATCAACCCATTTATCGTAATCAACCTCGAATAATTCAAAGGTCTTATAATCTTTGGGTTCCGGTGTTTTTAAGTCTGTCATGCTACCTCCTCAACAAGAATGTCTTTTGCCAATAAGATCAATCCCCTTGAGGATATTTGGTTTAATTTTTCCCACCCAGCACACTGAAAACAATAGCCAGGATTTGTTGATTGAATTTTTTTGGGGTGAACATAGGTAAATTTTCTGGTTGATCCATAACGTTCATCCCATGCTTTTTCAGCTTTGAGAATGATTTCAGAGGACTTAATTGTTGATTCGTTCCGAAAAAGAATGCAACAAACCCCCGTTTGATTATCCTTTCGATATTTCTGTACATTCCAAACAAACAACCAACGCCCCATAGGTTCCAGCAAAATCAATCTTTTTCCAGGCGGGGTAAATCTTTTTTGACAAATATTGCCTCGCCAAATTCGAGAATAATGACGATTAGCAATATCGGCAGCCAATGGGTTGCCGTCACGGACGACAACAAAATCATCAAAAGGAAGATACATTTGCATTAGAAATCCTCCTCAACAATTGTTAAGCCACAGCCGGGGAGGATTAAACTGGGATTGTTTGAAGCCATTAATTCAACCATTCCAGATGGTAAACAACGCCGGACTATTAATGTCATGCTGTCTAAATTTCTGTCAGTAGTTTTGACGCGATCGCCTTCTTTAAAAACGTAATCACCCAACAATATTTGTTCCCCCCTGACCATCCGAACAAATAGCTTTATTTTGTCCGAGTCCAGGGATTCTCGGACTCCACCCCATGCCCATTCAATTGTTATTTTATTTCTTCGACAATTAACAATCCGCCCAATATATCGATGGTCGCTTTTAAGTTGGACAATATCAGTTTTTTTGAATGGACTTGAATCGGAAACTTCCTCAAAATCTAGGGTTTCCGATCTATGCAAATTCCCTGTTTTTTCGTTAGTTATTTGACAGGTTTGTTTTATTGAATTAAATCCCTCAACCCGCCAAGCTGTTCCCTTAATTAAATAGTTTGGGCGGTGTTTGTGAGGGTCAATTTCTACCCAGTCACCGACTTTTAAAAGTCTTTCAAATATCTTCTTGGTTGCTGCGGTCATGGCGTTAATTAACCTCTTTTTTGTATTTTCGGGTCGGTGTTTCTAGGGCTTTCTTTAATGACCACCCCCGTTGAAGTCTTTGAGCAAAATATTGGAGGGTCATCGGGGGGTTTTGGTTTTGGTAAATCCATTCGATGGTATGTTGTCTTCCCCTGAAATAATAGGTTTTAAAAATGGGATTAGGGGGGATGATTTTGTCTTTAATCTCCTGGATTCTTTCTTCTGACAGTGGTTCGATTTCGTATCTGCCATAAGTTAGTGGTTTAATGATTCCAAACTTAAGAAACCGTTTTATTCTGGTATTTGCGTTTGCGATATTCAGGTTAAACTTATCGCGCATTTCTTGAACTTTAAAGGAAGTTTTACCTTGTCTCTGTTGTTCGTAAAACCAATTGATAATACTTCCTAAGTCTTCCCAACCAAGTCTGTCCATTTAGTTCATCCCCCGTACCAAATTTTTAAACTGGGTGAATTGAGAATCGAACAATAGCTTTACTGTTCCGGTGGGGCCGTTGCGATGTTTAGCTAAAATTAATTCAGCTATTCCCGCGTCCGAAGTGTTGGGATTATAATAATCATCTCGATAGATCATCATTACTAAGTCCGCGTCCTGTTCTGTTGAGTTGTGAACAACAATGTTATTGGCAACAAAGTTATGTAGTCCAGGAACCGTTAAATCGAAAACTTCCTCCTCGCCAGTAGGGATGATTGAGACTATTTCATCCCAATAAACATCACTATTGCTAAGAGCAAGTAATTCATCTGATTGAACAATATTGGCAACTTTTAAAGCTCTCTCTCGACTTAAATTTGCCTTATAAAGCCCAGAACCACAGTAGGACTGTCCCATGTGAGATTGTATTTCTCGTGTTGTCATCCCAATAATTTGCATTGCGGGTACAACTTGATTTCTCCAAACTTCTTTGGGAATTACATCTCTATTAGGATTATGAATGCAATCTTCAAAATGTTCAGATATTTCTTGTAGTGAACTTGATTTGTATTTTCCTACTGCCCCAACATTTTGAGCAAATAATTCTAAATCGATCTTGCCTGTGATGATGACATTGTATTGATCTCTACCCTTGCCGAGTTGGGGGTTTCTTTTGAGTCTTGCATTAATACCCAGTCTTAATAAAAGTGTCTGGACATTAGACGCTAATTTTTGACTACTACTTGCATAATAAGCAATGGGTCTCGGTTTTTTCCCTGCAACCAACTTAATACAACCGTCTGTACTCCAAAGATGTCTTAAAAAGCAAGCTATCAACTCTTTTGGCTGCAAAAACACATCTTGAGGTACAAACTTTTCGTAAGACCTTAATCCAAAAACTCCGAGAGAATCCAGCCATTTAGCTATAGGGTTTCTGACACCGTGAGTTAATCGTTGTTTGGCTGGTAAGTAAACCTGATACCAGTTGCGCTCAGGGGAAATTCTGGGGACAATAGTGTCTCCAAATAATTGTTTAGTCATCAACACAACGTTTTCAGCCAAATCAATTTCCCTGGTTGTGTATTGGATGGTATGCCGTGGCAACGTACAACCATCACCTATTAAATGTCCTAACAATGCAACCTCTGAATGAGTCATAGTTTGTTTACCCTCGGTCGATAAATGTCTTGGCAAACATATATGCTGTTTAGGACTTAATTCATCCAGTCTTTTCCAACCCTGAATTGTCAAGAATTTGTGATTGGCAGTTGCCTTAATTTTTCGTCCTAGCCGAGTTGTTAGGGTAAATACAGGTTTGACCCCAGTAGAAAAAGCATTGCTAACAACCGCACTTTCCAGTTTCATTGTTTCTTCGTTTAATGCCCAAACTAGAAACCCTGATTTACCTACCAATTCCTTAATAGGTACTTGTAATCCAGTATCTGCTAATGTGATTAAGCTGTCACCCGTCAAGCAACCCGATTCTCTCAAGTCTGAAAGCATTGGGCGTTTATTGGTGCGCTGTTCGACGCTACGACTCAACTGAGACAGGACAACTACAGGAACGTTTAAATCTTTTGCCATTCCCTTTAATCCCCGTGTAATTCTTGACAATTCTTGCACCCGATTATCACTTCCTCCGTCCATTAATTGCAGATAATCTATTAGAATTAAGCCTAACTTTCCATCGTTATCGGCTTGCAATCTTCGAGCTTCAGAACGCATTTCGGTGATGGTAATATTCGAGGTGTCGTCAATATAAATCGGTAATTCTGCTAAGGAACTAATTGCGGTTGTCAAAGGTTCCCATTCCTCTTGCTGAATATTCCCTGCCCGTAGCCGCGTACTTTCAATTTTGGTTTCGCTCGATAATAGTCTTTGGACTAATTGACCTTTAGACATTTCTAAACTGAAGACTGCAACAGGTAGCCCTTTTTTGGCAATGTTATATCCAAAATTTAAAGCCAAACTCGATTTGCCCATTGCAGGTCTTCCTGCCACAATAATTAAGTCGGTGTGTTGGAATCCTCCAGTCATGGCATCGAGGTCATAAAATCCAGAGGGGACACCGGGGGGAATCTTGCTTTCGCTCCGGTCTTCAATTTCTTGAAAGGTATCAATTAAAGTTTCACCAATCGAAACTAAATCCTGTTGTGATTTTGATTGGGAAATATTAGCAATTTGTTCCTCTGACTTTTGGAGAATTGTCTCTAAAGGTTGACTGGTATCTTCTGCCAATTCAATAATTTTATGGGCAGATTCAATTAGGTTTCTTCGAGTTTGCTTATCGGCAATTAACAGCCCGTATTGATCAATGTTAACTGCTGAAACTGTGCGGTCTAATAATTGGGTTAATCCTAATTGTCCCCCGGCTTTCTCAAGTAATTTCTGATCGGATAACCAGGTAGTGACGGTCATTAAATCCGTGGTTATTCCCTCGGAATGTAATGCTAAAGCTGCTTTGTAGATTGTTTGATGCGATCGCAGGGAAAAAGATTTAGCAGTTAGCGTTTCTGCAACTCGCCCCATAGCTTCGGGGTCTAAGAGAATCGCTCCCAAAACGGCTTGTTCTGCCTCAACGTTTTGCATGATTATTGTTTCCATTATTTCGCTCCATTTAAGTTTTTATTCATTTTTGTGGCGATCAGGTTATTTAGAAATTCCTGATTTTTTAACTTCTGTTCCTCTGAAATCTGTGGCTTGAGTCCATTGGGCTTGAACTCGATTTGCTCACGGGGGATGACCTGCGTGGGACGCTCAAATTCTCGCGGGGCTTTTCGGTAGGCTTGCCAGTGAGTCTTGAAATCGTTGCTCAGGTATTGCAGTTGACCACTTTCGAGTGATCCAAGGTGAGACATCCCTCCGAGTTGAACGATTGCATATTGACTCGCATCGTCTAAATTATTCAACGGGAGGCGTTTAGCAAGCGATTCTAGGCATCTTGACCAACAGTTACTTACTAACTCACGTTCGGATTCTTTAACGAGGCTTACAAGCTCTTTTCCCGTGGGACACTTGCTAAGGTTGAAAATTGCCTCACGGATTGCAGTCTCAAATTCTTCAGCTGATAACTCCTGAGAGAGTTTGTCGAACCAAATTTCATATTTGAGTTCGGTGAAAATCGCGTCGGAAAAATTTTCTTTCAGGTTTTCGATTCCCTGATCAAAGATTTCATCGTTAAGCTCGGTCATGGTTAGGCTCCTAATTTTTGTTCGCGTTTGGATCTCAGGATTGCGAGGCGTTCATCCTTAGAAAGTTCGCTGATATTGCGGGTTTGGGTTGATTTGCCACCGCTAAACTTAGCTTTTGATTTCAACCACGACTCGGCATCGGCAAGGATTTTCAGTGGCTCGGATTTCCATTTCTGAGCAAGGGAGGATTTCGCATGGTTTGAATTACAGTCTTTGCCCCTGTAATGAGTGCATTTGCTTAATAGCCCCCTGTAATATTCCAAAAACTCAGGGTCGGGCGATCGCTCACCTCTCATGGCTCCGGTCGCCACAATTGCATTCCAAGTTTTCATATTGTCTGCTGTTGTGTCCGTTGGCAGAAATCGAGGATCGGACTCGACGGCGGCGGAATGTCTGATCACCGGATTAAGATTTTGTTCAGGTCGGTGATTTTCTTTTTGACTTTGCCACACAGCAAAGTCCTCGGTAAGCTCTTCCCCCTGGACTTCGTTTGAAATCAAAACGGCTTCGTCCTGAATCCCCCCCCACTCCGATTCCCCTTGGGGGGTAAGGGGGGTATTTTCTGGAGTCTTTTCTGAAGTCTTTTCTGAAATATCTATATAAGGAATGGGAAATTGGGATTCACCACCCTGGTAAATTGGGATTCCCGATGACAGTAAATTGGGATTTACCATATTCAGTAAATTGGGATTCCCGATTTCCTGTAGATTGGGATCTACCATTTGGGGTCTAGTTTTCCGTGGGCGAAAACCCACTGATTTTTGCCTGGGTTCGATATCGGAAATTAGCTCATCTACCTTGCTGTGATTCCGAAAGTAGAAAGTTAACCCCGACCTCCGGTCAACGTAGGAACAGTAGTAATTACAACCAAATTCCGATCCGCTAGATTTTGCTTCGTCATACTGGGTTTTGGAGTTGTAACGGACTCCAATCTTGTCAAACCCAGTCCTAAATTCTTCTTTAGAAAAAGCGAGTTCCTCAACCCAACTATCCCCAAGCCTGTAGTCCTGATGTCCGTTTTGAGGGGGTTCTAAAAACTTATAAAACCCGTCTGGATACTTTGCGAAACGATACTCAAGTTGCATCATAAGAATCGTGGCTACTACGCTCCCTGTTTGCTGCCTGAGTCCGGGGATATAGGGGACGGCTTCTGCAAAGGCGGCTAGAATAGATGGTTTCACGCCACACCCCCCAGATTGTCAAGAGCAGTCTGAATAATTTCTGTATTGAACTTATAGAGAAGTGTCCTATCCATAGGGTCAGGACTTGGTTTGCTTTCAATAAATCCCTTAGCTTTCAGAACTTTTAAAGACTCAATAACCTTGCTCTGTTTAAAAGTCCCACACAGGGATTCAACGATTTCATTTATCGGAATGTGAACCCATGGAGTGTAGATCAAAGAATCTTGATCCCAATCAGCATGACACCAAGTCCAATGTTCAAATGAAGCTAAAATCTGGGCAGCGCAAGCATCGCCACCGCATATCTGAACGTAATCCGATCTAATGATTGAATAATTTCCGGTGTGATGAATAAGTTCTTTCATACAGCCCCCACTTCCCACTTACTGGGATGAATTGTTTCGATATCACCGCTAACCATCCCGAGATTAATTAGCTCGCGTAATGCAAGTATTGAAATCTTCATATTTTCCTCAAAATTTTTAGGGAAAATGATGATCAACATCTTCGATCATCTCCCCGTTTGGGTTCTTCCGACGGGGAATTTTCCCCGATTTTCTGTGATGATTCGCAGAAAAATAAACAATTTATGACTGCGAAAATTGCTAGACTGATTGCGATTTTTTTCATTTCATTATTTAGGAAACCAAAGGGAATGCTTGAATCTTCCCTCTGGTTAATAGGTGTTCTACAATCTGCCCGTTCAGTTTTTCATCCCATAGGCATTTTTACTTTTTGTGTTTTTCCCTTACTATTTACAGAACCGATCCGTCCAGGGAAGGCTTGTTGTTTCAGGGGGTGCAGGAATCTGGTGATTTGGTCTTGCCAGATTCCTACAATATTGCTATGGTAGAACAAAAATCTTATAATGTCAATATAAGAAATGATGAAAATAATGATGGACATGGAGGCGAAGAAATTATGGTTCCTTATAGTCGGGTCTTGATGATTTCCTGGGATAAGAAGGCGGGCGCAGCACTAAGAAAGATTAGAGACGCTACAAAATTATCGCGTCGGCAGTTGGCAGAATTGACTAACGGAGCCGTGTCTGAACCCACGATCATTAAATTAGAGCTTGGAGATGTTGAGGCTGTGAGTAGAGAAAAGCTGGATGCTTTGCTGTGGAGTCTTGGCAGTGATATTAGTTCAGTCTTCCCTACGGTACTTGTAAAAAACTTTTGAAAATCGCTTGACAATCTTATAATGCTGTTATAAGATTGTAGATACAAAGCCAAAAGCGGTCAGCACCCGACTACAACATCAGTGCCAACCGCTTAGGGATAAAACCCAATCAAAAACCATGATAGCAACAACCGTCCAAATTAATCAAGTCCAGTCCCCCGCATTAAAAGAAGCCTTGGCACTGGCAAGCAATAAAGAAATTCTCGCACAAATCCTGGCGTGGGATTCCTGCGGCACTTGTAGCTACGAGCCTGATGAGATTGTAGCCGTCAAATATAAGGAGGATATCGTGAGAGTTGAGTTAACCGATGGTCGCGCCACCCACTTATCCGACAATCAAATTCTAAATTACTGGGAGCAAATTCAAACAAAAAAACAGCCCGAAGAAAAAGTTGATGTTGTCAAACTAGCCAAAGAAACAGGAACGGCTGTTTATGAAAACGGTTGTAAGTTGGGCTTCGTAGTCCAGTACCGCAAAGACTTTTATGCGGTTTCTGAGATGTTGGTTCACGGTCGGGGGTTTCAATATTCCCAATCCCGCCATAGTTCGTTTCAGTTAGCCGCCGATGCTTTGGTTGAACAGTCTTGGGTTGAGGAGGAGGTGGCGTAATGGATGGTCTTGAGCAACTTGCCGAAGAATTTAAAAAATTAATCGAAGAGCGAGATCAACTCCCGTACCACGAACACGAAAACAATCCTCGATGTATTGAGATTGACGAGGTTGAAATTCCCCGAATTATAAACCAAATTCCAAAGGGGAGAACGAATAGATTTAATCAACTCATCAATGACTAGACTCGTTTCTCCCTTACGCTTCATAGTGCGATTGTGAGGCGTTGGGGCGGTGTGATTAAGCCCGAATTAAACCCACAGAAATCAAGTTTAACAGGAAACCAAGAATGAAACACTTTTACTGTTTTATTACAGGCTATTTCGATATTGAAAGAGATCACCTGTTTGGGATGAAACTATTAAAAATAAAACCATTTGTGATCTGGTACGGGTGGAAAGACTGGCGAGTTGATGCCAGGAAATTTATCTACGGAGATGATTAATCGTTTTTCCCTTACGCTTCATAAATATCTTAATTTGTGAGGCGTTGGGGCGGTGCGATTAAGCCCAAATAAACCAACAAAAACCAAGCTAAAACAATGACTTCAACTATTGACCATGTTGACCAAGATCAATTAATGCAAGTTCAACGCGATGAATTTGCATCCGAGGAATATTTAGACCCTAATGCACGGCTTCCACGGATTCAAGCCTTACGCGGAGAAGACCCCAAACAGTGCGGGTATTTTATCGAAATTAACCAAGCCGCAAAAGCCGGATGGAATAATTTTGACAAAAAAGATTTAATTGAATATGTTTTTGCAAGCGGTGAGACTGAACAAGGTTTGTCGTTTAAAAAGATGCGGATGTTAGTGTGTCCTCGGACTCCGGTTTTGGCACTCAATAAAACTGCGACAAAAGAACAGCAAACGAATGTTTTTGATGGATATTATAAAAAAAATATCCATAAAGCTAATAAAGACTTCACTAATTTTCAAGCGTTTGATGTATTTCTTTTGGATGCAAAAAACATTCCTCTGCACCAAATTCCCTTGAGCCTAAAACTTACTGGTGCTGCTCAAGCGACCTTTTCTGTTGAATGGGGAAAATTCATAACGGCAATTACATCTTGTCATGCCATTGAAAACCAAATTCCTGCTAGTGAAAAAGCGATGACATTCAAGAGTTTATGCGTTTTTGCTTTTGAGGTTAAACGCGAGATGGCAGGCGATGAAACAAAATCCCCCGCTTGTAAAGTTGCAGGATTTGAAAACCCAACATTAGAAACCTGGAAAAACTATTTTGTTGGGTACAATGCACGGGCTAAAGAATTTACCTGGCAAGGGTTACAGCCTAAACGCCCATTGATCCAACCCGATCAAATTATGGCAGCATTACCCCCTGTTAGTGACTTAGAGGCATTGGCGGCTGCGGGTATTGATTTCTAAACAACTCCTGGGGGTGAAATTCCCCCAATTCAAAACTCTACAGCTATGACATATGAACGCATCAGAAGTCCGAATAATAGCTTCAAATTACGACAAGGATTATTGCGCGATGCCAGAAGGTGTCGAACTTTGGGGAACAAGAGAGGGGGATTGGTGGTTAACGGGAACCAATTGGTTTCTATTAAGAGAAAACACTGTTCTTTCTAGTCAATACCAACCGCCCTGCGACAGCGAGAAAGAGGCAAAACGCCTACGAACTAAATGGATTAACGAGTTAATGAGAGCAGGAAAAGGGTTATGACAATAGGATGACAAAGATCATTTAATTGTGTTTGTAAGCAAGAATCTCCTGGGGGTGGAAAGCCCTCTAGCTACACCCTTTTTTTAACCCAATAACCAGAAACCAGATGTCAAGTACGAAGCGTTATTCTCCAGAAATTAGGAAAATAGCTTACGAAGCTATTAAGTCGGGCAAAAGCCTGACCGAGATATCTCGAAATCTTGGAATAGGGAGAGCCACGCTTTTCCGGTGGAAGCGAGTCGGGGAACTCCCTGCCGACTACGGTAGGGTCGCCCCATCATTTCGGTCAATAAGAAAAACCTCACAACCGGAGGAAATTTATCAACAATTGTTTTGCAAATTGCCAACTCTAAATCAGGAGTTTGCAGAACATCTCATACAGCAGTATGAAGGGGGCATATTTTTTGCCATTGAATATGCCAAATTAACACTAAGACGAATACAGAAAGGTAATGAGTAAACAGAAAGGCTACGCGATTTGGGAACTAGGAAAAGGCGTTATTATCGCGTCTTATCCGAGATTTAATCAAGCTCGGAAAAAGTGCGAGGAAATGAATAAATCTGGCACTGGCAGATACTATATCCAGGAAGATTGGGACGGGGTTCCCGTTTCAGTTATCACAAGAACAAGGGTTGAGCCATGAGAAAAACAATTGTAACCCATACTATTTATGGGCGCTGGAAAATAAAGGCAACTGTCAGAAAATGGATCGCTGTGCATCGGATTGACGACGACTATTGGGGTGTCACTCACTTGGCATCGGGGCGATGTTTCCCAGGGTATTTTCACTCTAAAAAAGACGCGATCGCAGCATCTAAACTAGCTCGGAGGATGTTCCCCCATCCATTGAGAAAAAAAAACCAACACTTAATGCCAACTCAAAACCAGTGGCTTCAAACCCTCTGGGATGCCAAGATTGCATTTACTAAATAGGAGGAACACTATGTTTGTGGGAGAGTATTCGCTAGGAAATGCAGAGGCGACGGAAGAAAACATTGTCCAATTCCCAGAGAAAAATATGGGGACAGTGATGAATGAACAGGGTAAATTAGTCCAATCTGTTTATAATTTGCAATCGGATTTTATAGCAGGGGGAATAAACAAATCTGTCTACATTCTCTATATGCTTCGTCTTCTTTATGGCTGCAATAAAGATTTAGAAGTTACACCAGAAAATCTAATCACAATACTTGACTGTTCTGGCGTAACTCCATTGGGGAAGGAGAAAGAAATTAAATTCGATGTGCAAGATGTTCAGGTTGAATTGGCAAAACTTTCTAAAAAAGGATTGTTGGAGATTAACGAGGTTCCTATTCAGTTAAGGATTCAAGGTTTATGATCACCCAGGATTATGAACTTGGATCAAAGGTTGCGGTTGCTAAACTTCTGGGATTAAAAAACCCAGATTCCGTTAAGCACTACCACAAGAAATGGGATAACGGGATTCACTATAAGAAACGCCCAGGAGGGAACCGGAGCGGCTACAGCTACAATCTGACATTAATTAAGCATTGGCAACTGTGCCACGAAGACATTAAAGACAGGAATCACACTCAAGCAATTAAGATTTATCGCCGTTCACTCAGACCCTAGAGGTAAAACAATGAATTTGATGCGCGACGGGTTTCGTGACTACAAAACCAACTTCAGATTATGGTGCGATATTGTTGGTCACAGAACCCCCTACGATTGGCAGTTAACGACATTCTGGTATTGGCTATCTTACCCATCATCGGAGGGCAATTAAAATGCTTAAAATTACCGGATCTCGGTTTAAATTCCCTCTCTTAAACTTCACTTACTTAGGACTTAAATCAATGCAGAAAACTAATTTTAAGATTGCCACAAAATTCTCAGACGCTACTCGCACCTCGCACCGAAAACCTATCGAATACACAGAGGTAGAAGGGTTTGTTGTCGGGAATTGGGGAATTACTAATTATTGGGCAGGGGATGGTTGGATTGTCTACCATACTGTTAAGGGTTTGAGATTGTCCTATCTATATTTTGAGTGGGATAACGCCGTTAAAGTTTTGGAGATGACCGTTAAATTGTTTGGGGAAAACAACGATGGCGAACCGACCTCCGATAATTATAAAAAATCCTGTGATTGGGAGCGCGAAGCGCGCCCAATAGCGTCCCGTGAATGCCTTTATTTTGATGACGATGATTAATTGATTGATTCTCAACAATAACCAACAATCCCTAGGGGTCAAGCTAACCTATGTAATGTCCTCCGGCATTGACGGGTGGGACGAGATTTAGGCATTAATCTGATGGTAACTCCAAAGAAGCTCACTCTACCTAGTGGGCTTTTCTTGATCATCTGAATCATTGACAATCTTTTTAATAAATTCCTCAATAGTTAATCCTTCATCC